CAGCGACGCCCTGAGCGGCGACACCCAAGCCGACGAGAGACGCCCTATATGCCTGCATGGCAAAACGGCCAGATACGAGCGCGAGCTTCACTCCCAGAAGGGCAGCCGAGACGAGGGCGATCTCAATGGCGACGCCAATGAACGAGAACTTAGAGAACATGGTGAGGAACTTGCCGAGCGCAGCCCCCGCACCTTTCAACCCGCGCTTCAACTTATCGAGCGTTTTCATCCATTTGTTTGTTGCCCGGTCTGTCTTACGCGTCGTCTTGTCAAGCTTGCCCATCCTCTTTTCGTATGCGTCAAGCTTCCTCTCGGCGGCCAGCGCACGAGTTTCCATTGTGCGGAAAAGCGCCTCAATGTCGGCCTGGCCTTTCGTAAGGTCAGTATCGATATCGACATGAATTACTACGCGTTCTTCGGCTGGCATTTATGTCAACCCCAAACTCATGTCGTTACCCCTAGCTAAAAATCAGTTTCGTATGCGGGCGGTTGCGCTCCGTCACGTTCCCGCTGCTCTCGTTCTCGGTCACGCTCTAAGACTTTAGCACAGGCAAGGCGGACCAACCACGCCTCTTCCGAAACGTCTAGAAGGACAAGCGGGTCGGTACCCCACACCTCGCCAAGGCGTGCAGCCGTAGCGATGCGGAAGTCGTTATTTGATAGGTCTTCAACGATATCGGCTAGGGCCGACTCGTAGGGTCCTCTGCGTCAACCTCGTCGCCATAACCGGCATGTTCAAGGATGGTGAACGCCGCCGACTCGATGTGCGGGTCCAGGCCAAACATGCGCTTGATAGCCTCAAACGGCGTATCAGCTTCAGTCATGTCCATGATGTCCTTCGAAGCAAAGTTCAGAGCAACACCGTTGCTGTTCTTCACCAACTGCTTATTCATGTAGATGCCTGTGCATGTATCGCCGATCACGTAGCAAGCGAACTTGACGGAATCGATACCGCGCTTCGAGCCTTCGCCCGAGTTGCGACGCCATTCACGAAGGCGAGCCTGCGAAATGTTCGGCGTAAAGCGGAGAGCGATGCTCTCACGTTCCGGGACATCGATTTCGATTTCCGGACGAACAATCTCTTTCTCAAGCTCCTTGGTTAGTTGCTGGAGGATCGTCCCCGCTTCGACGTCTTCATCGATCGGGGTGTCTTTCGGCATTACGCCGCTGTCAGTAAGGTCGACTGTGTAGTCGTTATCAGTAGCCATGGGTGAATGATACACACAAAGTATCGTATTGGGCAACAGAAAGCACGGGCTTTTACACCCGTGCTTTCTCTCTCAAATTGTGGACTGGTTAGTTCGATGCAGAAACTGCGGAGATGCTGAACGTAATCGAATACGACGCTGCCGCACCCGACGAAGCGTCACCATCAGGCTCAGTCAATCCGACGCAAAGAGCCCGCGCATACACACGCTCTGTGCCAGCTTCCTTCAAGTCGCAATTCAACGTATAGACATAAATGTCGTAGTACGAAGAACCAACGCCCTGACGGAGCTTCTTCAAAGCCGCGCCGTCGCGATCTGGGTCAAAGTGCCGCGTGACTGTGATGTCGCCGACTTCCGGCGGAGCGCAGAGCACGTCGGGGAACAGGGCCCCACCGTCGTACACCTTCTCTACCGCCGCGGTGATCTCGCCGCCCGAAACTTGGGCGAACTTGCCATTGAACCTGGGGCCACGTCGACTGCCAACGGACACCGGCTTGATCTCTGCAACTACCTGTCTTTGGGCAGTCTTGGCCATATCTTGATACTCCTACGTCTTACACCACTGAAGTGGTTAGATTGCTCTTAGTGACCGTAACGGAGATTTGGTCTCCGACACTCGATACTCTGACGTTCACCACGGCCGACACCTTACCCTGGGCAAGGTTCTCAATCGGGTTGATTTCGTCAGAAACGTCAACCGAGTATCCGCCATCGATCTGGTTGCCGTCCTCGTCAAACGCCTCGTAGAGGCCGCCGTCGACGCGGACCGGGTCGAGAAGGCCGATGAGTGCGGACTCGATGCGGGCGAACAGAGAGCCGCGGGAGTCGATGGTCGAGAACACGAAGTCTTCGAGCCGATCTTCTGCACCCCACGCGATGTAGTTCACCGTGTCACGGGCTGAAATGTAACGCCAGTTCGTTTCGTCTGCCGAAACGGAACGTGCACCGTACACCCTGATCGTGTTACCGATCTTGCGGATGGCGTTGACGCGCTTCTCGTCGAGGGCGTCGCCTGCTGCCGAGTCGAGGGCAGTGACGAGGCCGTTGACGAACGAAGCCTCAGAGATGAGGCCGGCGCCCGGCATCCACGGACCGTCCTGAGTCACGGACTTGGAACGTGCCGCAGCGGCGAATGCCTCTGGCGACTGCGTAACCTGGAGTCCGGCAACGGCCGGGTCGGGAATCTGAATCCACGGGAAATAGAAGGGACCGTAATCGGCTGATACGTGGCTGTACATCGCCGCGACGGATGTCTTCGCGACTGTCGCTGTGTCTGACTCGCCGAACGAGCAGAGCGCGATGCGGTGATTCGCTGCGCCGTGATCGAGTAGCGATCCCCAAAGGGTCGCGCCGGTCTGGCCCGGAATCGAAACTGCACCCGGACCAAGGTCGTAGGTGAAGAAGTCGAGGCCGCCCGTGTAGTCGCCCTCAACGAGCGAGTCACCGTTGAACCCTGCCGAAAGGGCCGTTGAGGACATTACGTCCGGAATGTCGTCCGGAGGCGTCGAGCCGGATTCGAGGTCGGAAGCCACAACAAGGTGCGAAACGGGCGAAGTGTTGACAACAGCGACACCGTCAGCCGGGGTCGTGAGGTCACGGCTCGTCCAAAGGAGCGCGCCCTTCAATGAAACCTTGATCTTGTACGTGTTCGCCGCATCGCCGGCCGTGGTTTCGATGGCTAGCTGGCTGCTCCATTCACCGACCGAAGCCGCCGTGAAGCGAAGCGTGTCGGCTGCCTGCGTGTCTGCTACGTCAAGGAAGCCGGCCGAAGCGTTCGCCCCGGTGACTCGATATACGTAGGCGCGGCTGCCGCCCTCTTCGAAAAACGTCTGAAGGTACGTGTAGAGGTTGCCGGAGACATAGTCCCCAAAGTACGTCTTGTACTCTGACATTCCTCTTACAAGCACGGGAGCGTCAATCGGACCACGCTCCGCGGTTCCAGCAGCGAACCATTGCGCTGCTACTACTTCTCCTGCACCGGAAGGACCGGTACGGACTGCTGTGGTTACGACAACCCCGGGCATTTATTGCCTCCACTGTGGCCAAATCTTGAAATTGAATCGCTGGACGGATGTTACACGCATCAGGCTACCAGCGATGAACGTTTCAGGGATGAACCTTTTGCTTTGCTTCTACGGCACCGTTGTTAGGAGCGACTGGGCCGACATTGCTCCAATGCCATTGTTGTTTATTGCCGCGACTCGGAACAGGTAAGTGTCCCCAGTCGTTAGCCCAGTGACTGTGTATGACGGAGTGATTATACCCGTGTCTGCGGTGGTCACGGTCCAGGTGTCTCCGTCATCTATTGATTGTTCGATCTTGTAGCCGGTGATGGGGTAGCCGCCGCCGTCCCATGTCGGTGCTTTCCAGTAGAGCCCGATTTCTGTCGGTACGTCGATCGTGGTGGTGAGGATGGTCGGCGCGTTCGGGACCTTTTCAATCAACTGGACGATGACTGACGGGATTACTGAAATGACGCCGAGTGCTTCACGGGAGATCGTTTCGGTCATCACGATGTCGTATTGGATGTATGCGCCGGCAAGGAACCGGTCGCCTTTGATGTAGGTGAGGTCTGAGAACTCTTCCCTAATCGAGTCTTCACTAATGACGGCGGAACAGTTGCCCTGCGTCTCGTTGTATGACGATACGGCGGGGAGGTCCATGAGTGCGTCGCGGACAACAACGGTCAGGTCGTCACGGAGGTCGGTAGCTGGTTCCTCTCGGACGGCTTTCGCCCACACGTAGGTTCGCATCGAATGGGTGATCTCATACTTCGGGTTCTCGTCAAAGTCCCAATCGGTGTGTCTCACGTCTGTCGTAGAGAGGACGATGGAGTACACCATCGGCCATGCGTCGATCTGTCCGGGTTCGAACGTCAGGAACTTCTTTGGAGTTGGGAGGGACGTTTCGTCGAGGCCCCACCAGTCGCGATAGCTTATTAGCCTTGTCGGGATGTCGCTGGCGAGGAAGTCGTTGACCCAGTGTCTCGCCCTTTTCGGTCCGTTCATCATGGTTTAGAACAGCCCCTTCAATAGCGGCGTAGCGGCGGTGACCCTGCCGAGGTCTCCGTAGACTATATGTGCCCCGACCTTTTGCGCAAGCCTAGAAGCAAACAGGGGTGGCACGAACACGATTTTGCGTGCCGGCATCTTCGTCGTTCCGTCTTGATGGTACCTGGCAATTGGGCGCCCACCAACCGACATGTTGGTTCCGAATACGGCGCTCTTCTTGTCAATCTCGTTCGGCGTTCCACGGAGTCTGGTCAGGCTGTCTTTCAGTGTGCCGCTTACGACCAGGATTGGGAGCGCACCGTGGTTGGCGAGCTTCCACCGTGCGTATTCGTTGTCGAGCGGCATCCACGGCTTCCCGGACGCTGCGCCCTGGGACGCAAAGTTCGCACGGTTCGCCATCTCCAACTCGCGTTGCGCCCACCGGAACACGGACTTGAAATTGTCGGCACGGTCCCACATCTGTCGGATGTTGTGCCTAGCCTGCTTGTCGTCAACGTCTACGTCTGCCACGCTAAACCCTTCGGCGGCGCCACCGGCTCAGCATAGACTTCTCGCTCTCAGTGAAACCCGTTTCGAGCGGAGCGACGTTCCTGGTTTCGAGGTCTTTCACACCCACGACGTCGTCGTGCATGTTCTGCGTCTCGCGAGTCGCTGCCCTGAGGATCAACACCTTGAAATAGGCGATGTCGGTGCCGTCGAGGCCGCCGGTGTAGACGACGTCGATCTTCGAGTTGGCGGCGACGCCGCTGAAGAATTCGAGGCCGTACTTGCGGACAACATAGTGGCCGCCTTCAGTTAGGACTGTCGGGTCTCCGCCGGGTGGCGTGACGGTGACCGAGTCGACTTCGGTAATCGGCGTGCTGTTGAGTGACTGGATGTACGATTCGATCATCATGTCTGTTTCGACGATCGCTACGTTGTCGCCATCGCCGTAGTCATAGAACGGTGCGTTTCCAGAATATGGGACATAGTCGGCCGGTACAACATGGGACTCGCGGAACGTCCGCATCTCGACAGGCCGGCGAAGATAGGTTTCTAGCTCAACCTGGAGCCCCTCCAAAACCATCTGGGCGGCACGTTCCTCATTGGTGGTGAACGTCACGTCCATATATGCTTTGAGGTCTCCGACGGTGACGAGACTCATCTAGCCTTCCTTAGAAGTTTGCGCGATTAGCGGCACGCTCACGCCTGCGGGCAACACCCTGGCGGAGACGCTTCGCTGCGGCGCGACGAATCTTCTGAAGGAAAGTTAGCCTGCGGCGACCGCCCGTCCTGTTTGTCAGTGCCGTTGTGCGCTGCGTGGCGGAAAGCTCGTCGTCGGTTTGGACAGTTAGTGTTGGAATGTCCACGATGCTCCTAGAAACTCTGAATCCTTACGGGAGACATGCTACTCGCGGAATCGTCCGAATCGTGGAGGTTCGACACAGCAACCCTTGACGAACGCCCCGGAAGGCTGTATAGTGTTCCCATGATGACCAACCAAGAACCACAGACCAGATGGGACAAGAGGATTGACGCCCTCGACGCTTTCGTAGACAGAGAAGGCCACGCCCTCGTACCGGCCAACTACGTCGAATCGTCGAACGGGACAGACGTCAGCCTCGGCTCGTGGGTCAGCTACCTACGCACCCGCTACAAAAAGGGTGCCCTCACTTCCGACCGCATCGCAACGCTCGAATCGTACCCCGGCTGGGAATGGGGCCCGCTACGTCCTGGGCCGAAGCCGAACGAAATCCGCGACGAGCAGATCAGGCGCATGAGGGCCGACAACAAAAGCCTCCAAGAGATCGGAACGGAGTTCGGGCTGTCACGTCAGCGCATCCACCAGATCGTTACGCCATGACGGAACGCGACCCGTTCCAAAACATCATCGAGAACATGGCCGACGAAGACTACGTCACGACAGAAAAGGACGTCGACACGTACAACCCGGAAAACACCGGCTGCGCGGCCCGGCTACGAACCGCCACTACCCTGTTCGCGATGGCAGCTATCTCGCTCCTAGCCTGGTCTCTGATGCTCGCCATAGGCATCGCCGTCATCTCGGAGAACCTCTACGACGCTGGCGCTACCACCATAAAGATCGCGTTCGGAGAATCGTTCTGGATCGCCGTCGGCATTCTCGTCAGCGCAGCGGCGATCAGGCGAGGAAGCAGCTAACCAAGTTCTATGTACTGCTCTACTGCCGCTGATAGCTCAGCGTAATGCTCCGGGCTCGGCGTCTTCACAAACGCCCGCGCCGCCTCGGCCAAAGCGAACACGGTGACGTTGCGGTTGTGCTCCGAAATAGCCGACGCAATGTTCGCCCACCCCGACGCCACATGGGCCAAACTGTCGAAAAACGGCTTATCCGTTTCC